TGGTCAATGTATGGCATTATCAACTCCTAATGGTGTTGGTAACTGGTTTCACCAAACATGGGAAAAAGCAGAGACAGGAGAAAATAGTTTTGTACCTATAAGGTTACCTTGGACAGTACATCCTGAAAGAGATCAAAAATGGAGAGAACAACAAGATGCTGATCTAGGTCCTAGAATGGCAGGTCAAGAATGTGACTGTGATTTCTTAGCATCTGGTGATACAGTATTTGAACCTGAAGATATGTCATTCTATGAAGAAACTTATCAGAAAGATCCTTTAGAAAGAAGAGGAGTAGACGGTAATTTATGGGTATGGGAAGGAGTTGATTATAGTAAGTCTTATATGGTAGTAGCGGATGTTGCTAGAGGAGATGCAACTGACTATTCTGCATTTCATATTTTCGATATTGAGAGTTGTACACAAGTTGCTGAGTATAAAGGTAAAATATCTCCAGGTGACTTTGGTCAAATGCTTGTCGGAATAGCTTCAGAATACAACGAAGCATTATTAGTTATTGAAAACGCTAATATTGGATGGGCTACTATAGAAAAAGTATTAGAAAGAGAGTATAGAAATCTATATTACTCACCTAAAAACCATCTAGACACTGTAGAATCATATATGTCTAAATGGGAAAGAGATCAATTAGTACCTGGCTTTACAATGTCAGCTAGAACTAGACCTTTAGTAATTGCTAAGATGATCGAATATTTAAGAGAACATTCAGTTACCTTACAATCTAAAAGGGTGATGAGTGAAATGAGAGTTTTTATCTGGAAGAACGGTAAAGCTCAAGCTCAAGAAAGATATAATGATGATTTAATAATATCATGTGCTACAGCTTTATACGTTAGAGATACAGCATTAAGATTAAGACAACAAGGTATGGATTTAGCAAGAGCTCAACTATCTTCTTTCACGACATTAAATGCTAGAAACAACGCAATCATTCAAAATGTTGGTAGTCAGAGAGAAAATCCTTATATTATAAAGACAGCTAATGGCGAAGAAGACATAAGTTGGTTATTAAAGTAGACTATTTATATATATTAAACTAATACCGGAATGGCGGACACTTCATTATTTGGCAGACTAAGACGACTATTTTCTAACGACGTTATTATACGTAACGTTGGAGGAGATGAACTAAAAGTTGCAGATGTCAACTCAATACAAAAGACAGGGAAATTCCAAACAAACTCTCTGATCGATAGATTCAATAGGCTGTACATGTACAATAACCGTAATGTGTACAATCCTAATCTAAATTACCAAACTCTAAGAGTACAACTTTACTCTGATTATGAAGCAATGGATACAGATTCCATTATAGCTTCAGCACTAGATATAGTAGCAGATGAAGCAACAGTCAAAAATGATTCAGGAGAAGTTTTATCTATAAGATCATCTGATGAAAATATACAAAGAGTTTTATACAATCTTTTCTATGACGTATTAAATATAGAATTTAATTTATGGTCATGGACACGTAATATGCTTAAATACGGAGACTTTTTCTTAAAGCTAGAAGTAGCAGAGAAGTTCGGAGTATATAACGTGTTACCTTACACAGTTTACAATATCATTAGACATGAAGGATATGATGCAGAGAATCCTAGTGAAGTAAAATTTGAATTAGAGATGGACGGTATAGCTGCAGCAGCAGATCCAAGCTATGCTAAGAAACCTAACAAAACAAATATAGTATTTGATAATTATGAGGTAGCTCACTTTAGATTACTTTCAGATGTATCGTACCTACCTTACGGTCGTTCTTATTTAGAACCTGCAAGAAAAATATTTAAACAAACTAACTTAATGGAAGATGCGATGTTAATTCATCGTATAATGAGAGCACCTGAGAAGAGAATGTTCTATATTAATGTTGGTTCTATTCCACCTAACGAGGTTGATCAATTCATGCAAAAGACAATTAATGCTATGAAAAAGACACCGTACTTAGGTCAAGACGGGAATTACAATTTAAAGTTTAATATTCAAAATATGATGGAAGATTTTTATCTTCCTGTAAGAGGAGGAGATACTTCTACTAGAATAGATACAACAAAGGGGTTAGATTATGACGGTACAAATGATGTTCAATACTTACAAGCTAAGTTATTTGCTGCATTAAAGATTCCAAAAGCATACTTTGGATACGAAGGTGATTTATCAGGTAAAGCTACTCTAGCAGCAGAAGATATTAGATTTGCTAGAACAGTAGAAAGAGTTCAAAAGATATTAGAATCAGAACTTACTAAGATTGCTTTAATACATTTATATACTCAAGGATTTACAGGAGAAAGTTTAACTAACTTTGAAATTAACTTATCAACTCCTTCTGTAATATTTGAACAAGAAAAGGTAGCACTACTAAAAGAAAAGGTAGACTTAGCTGCTCAAATGACAGACACTAAGTTATTTTCAACTGACTATATTTACGAAAAAATATTTGATATGTCAGAAGATGCTTATATGGAAATGAGAGACTTAGTAAGAGAAGATACTAAAAGATCATTTAGAAATGCTCAAATAGAAGCAGAAGGTAACGATCCTGCTAAGTCTGGAATGACTTACGGTACACCACATGATTTAGCTTCTATGTACGGTAGACGTTCAGTATCAACACCAAAAGGTGGATCACCAGGAGAAGTACCTCAAGGTTACTCTGAACTGGAACCACCAAAAGATCAAGCATGGGGTCAGCCAGGCCCAGAAGGAGGTAGACCACAGGAAAAAGCTTCAGTTTACGGTACTCAAGATGATCCAATGGGAGGTAGAGACCCTTTAGGAGTACATGGTATGAAAGGTGGCTTTCCATCAGATAATGAAAACGTAGCAGAGAATTTATCTACCAATACAGTATACTTACAAAATAAAGATATGCTTAAAAATATAGTTTTTACAAAGAAACCTGATGATACTTCAGAATTGCTTAATGAAGACAACATAAAAGATTTAGGTAATTAATGTATATTTATAAATGTAAACGTGTACAATGAAGATTAAACATTCTAAATACCGCAATACCGGTCTTATCTTTGAATTGCTTGTTAAACAAATAGCAGCTGACACTCTTAATAAGAAAGAGTCTCCTGCTATCGATATTTTAAGAAAGCATTTTACTGGTAAAACTTCTTTAGTAAGAGAATTTAAATTATATGAATTCATTCTAAAGAATAAAGGTGTCGGCCAATATAAAGCAGAAACTATACTTTCAACTATTACAGAAATATCTAGAAAGTTAAATAGAAACACTCTTAAAGAGCAAAAGTATTCATTAATATCCGACATTAAAAAGGGATATGATATAAATGAATTCTTCTCTATACAGGTAACTGACTATAAAGCATTAGCTTCATTATACTGTTTACTAGAAGCACAAACTAACAACGATCTAATAGACCCTAATTTATTAGTAAATTTTAGATCAACTCTTCTTGAACACCTAACAACGGAAATTCAAGACAAAAAAGAAGTTAAAGATACATTAATCGAAGAATATAGTAAGTACGATAAAGATTTAAAATTACTTACTTTTAAAATATTACTAGAAAAATTTAACGATAAGTATAAAGACCTGTTACCACAACAGAAAAACATACTTAAAGAATTTATCACTTCAGTTAACTCTCAGACACGTTTACGCACATTAGTCAATGAGGAACTAAGTAATATTAAAAACGAAGTATCTAAATTAGCATCTAGAGTAAAAGATGAAGTAGTTAAGATTAAATTAGATGAGGTAACTAAATCTATTGTTACATTAAGTAATAAAGAAAAGATTAAAGACAACCACCTTATTAATTTAATGCAATACTACGACTTAGTGAATGAGTTAAATGCTCTTTAATGAAAAGATCAGAACTTACGTCATTAGTTAGAGAAGTAATGCAAGAGTTAGATGAAGCTAACACCACTAATGTTGGTGGAGCATCATTTTCACCTGGTCAAGGAGCACAGTATGCATCACCTAATTTTTTAGGTAAAGCTACTAAAGCTAAGAAGACATTAAAAAAAATTGGATTTAAACAGGTCAGTCGTCCTAAACGACCATCAAATACTAAACTGGTTGACTACTTATGAAAACAGTAACAGAAAAATATAGAGCTATAAAATCAGGTCAGATTACTGAAGCTGAATTTGTTAGACAGATGAGATTAACACACCCAGAACACATTACTCAGTTTAATGGGTTTGCTGATACCATTCAAATACTTAAGAATAAAGGATTACTTTTTGAAGAAAAAGAATACGTAACTGTCAACTTATCAGATGATTCTATTAGAAGAGGTTTAAGATATGAACTTCAAGCTATGAATCTAGATCCAGCAGGAAAAGTAACATCTGAAGAATTAGATAAAGCTAAGAAAAAAGCTACTGCTAATATCAATAAAGATCCACTACACTATTATAACCTATTATCTGGAGAGTCTTCTAAAGTAGATAAACATGATAAAGAAGTTGAAGTTAAGAAAGGAAATCATAAAGATACTCATAACGGACTTAAAAAAGCAGACCTTAAAGAAGAAGTTATTGCTGAAGGTACTAGAGCATTAGTAGGATATTTAGCTGGTGATAGATTAACTACAGCATATAATCATTATGACGGTTATCCTTCTCATTTAGGTAAAGCATTAGAGATGCACTACAATAATGATGAAGCTGCTAAAGACTTAGCACTTAAAGGATATATCTCATCTATGGATGCTGATACTGGAGAAATCAAATCTACTCATAATGACCCACCTGGTAAGATAAAACTATCAGAAGATGAAGAAGAAATGGCAAGAGAGATTGCTGAAGAAATCGATGGTATAGGAGGTGATTATGGCTATATCTGGGATGATAGATCTAACAGATGGATTACTATTAAGAACACAGGTATTCGTTCTATGATTGACCAAGTTATTGCTAAGATGGGTGACTATGCAGATGTACAAGAAGCTGACTTAGAAGAGACAGAAGAAGAATACTTAGCTAAAAAAGATGCTGCTATCAAACAAGCAATGGGTAAAGATGTAGAAGAAGTAATAGAATTACCTACATTAAAAGAAACTTTAGGTGGAATTGTTGCTTTTCTTAAATCTAAAGGAGCAGGAAATGATTCTATAAAAGACTTTATTAAGATGCATAAAGACGATATCCAAGGTATGGATATGGATTCTGTTGAAGATGAATTTAACAACTTTTTATCAGTTAATACAGATTATGTAGACGAAACAGACGCTTACGATAATGACGAAGAAACTCAAGACATGATCGATAAGATGAGAAAAGATGGTAAAGATTCAGAAGACTTTATAGACGAAAAGAAAGGAAAAGATCACGACAAAGATGGAGACATCGATGGAGATGATTATATGGCTTCTAAAGACAAAGCTATCAAAAAAGCAATGGGTAAAGATAAAGCTGTTAAAGAAAATTTAAAAGCTATCATTACTAAAGTATTAGAAGAAGATCAAATCAATGAAGCTGCTACTAACGTATTAGCTGCTTTTGGAGATGATTATGCAGGCTTTGATGGTATGAAATCAGCTATTAATGCATTAGAAAATATAGTAACTGACATAGAGCAGTACTATGACAAAACAAGAGCTAAGATTCAAAAGGTATATGATACATTAGGTGAGATTAGAAATGAAGAAGGTTTAAAAGTAGGAGGCTTTTTAGCACCTGCAGTTGAACAAGCATTCAATAGAGATCTTAGACCAGTTATCAAACAAGGCTTTACTAAAGCTTTAGATATGCCTCAGGTTAAAAAGTTAGCTAAACCAGGAATGGCTCAAGAAACAGAAGCTCCTAAACAAACAGTTTTCGGTTTAAACGAAAAGAAAAAATAATATGGCACAACTATTAGTAGATGTAACACCATTTAAATCAGTACTTAAAGAGTCTAAAGACAGACCAGGAGTATTTGAAGTAGAAGGAGTTATGCAAAGAGCTAAGGCTGAGAACCAAAATGGTAGAGTTTACTCTAAAGACATATTAGTAAGAGAAGCTAAGAAGTATGTTACAGAATTTGTAGATAGAGGAAATGCCTTTGGAGAACTTGATCACCCTGAATCTCCTGTAGTATCGTTAAAGAATGCATCTCATATAGTAAAAGAGCTATATTGGAAAGGAGATGACCTAATGGGTAAAGTAGAGTTACTTAATACACCAGCAGGTAATATAGTAAAAGAAATAATTAAAGCAGGACATACAATTGGTATCTCATCTAGAGGTACAGGTTCTGTAAACCAAACAAATGAAGGGCAATTAGAAGTACAGCCTGATTTTGAGTTAGTTTGTTGGGATTTTGTATCTAATCCATCTACACATGGAGCATTTATGAATCCAATTGCACTACAAGAAGGTAATGTTAAATTATCTAAATATAGTAAGTTAAATTTAGTTATCAACGATATACTAAGAGCATAACGTTCAGTTTTCGTAATTAGTATATATTTATATACGAATACACAATCTCTATTGTGTTAATAAGAATTTTTAACTTCACATAACGATTTAAATAATCGTTCGAAAATCAATTAATTTATTTAAAATGGCAAACAAAGATTTATTCAAGCAAGCTATTGCTGAAGCTAAATCTGTAAGGGAAGCCGCTATTGCTAACGCTAAAGAAGCTTTAGAAGAGACTTTAACACCTCATCTTAAAGACATGTTAGCTGCTAAACTACAAGAGATGGAAGATTCATCTGTTGAAGAAGAAGTAGTAAACGAAGTCGAAGAAGAGATTGAAGAAGGATCTAAAGACAAGGACATGGACGAAGCCAAAAAGGACGACGACATGGACGAAGCTAAAGACGACAAAAAAGAAGAAGCAATCGAGGAAGACCTAACAGAGATACAACCAGTAGGAGAAGCTGACGAAGACGAAGCCGAGGATGATTCAGAAGAATCTGAAGACGAAGCTGAAGCAGAAATCGAAGACGCTGGCGAAGAAGCTGGTGAAGACGCTATTGAAGGTGACGAGGATCTAAAAGATCTTTCAGTTGACCAATTCAAAGATATGATCAGAGACATTATTGCTCAAGAAGTAGGCGGAGACGCTGCTGCTGACGATATGGATGCTGGTGATATTGAAGGAATGGGAGACGAAGAAGGTATGGAAGAACCTGGTATGGAACCTGAAATGGGCGACGGCGAAGAGGAAATTGACCTTGACGAACTTATCCGTGAATTAGACGCTATCTCAGAAGGAGATGACGAAAAAGAAATGGAAGAAGGCAAAAAAGAAGACGATATGGACGAAGCTACTGAAAAAGTAGAAGAAGACACATCAGTTCAAGTTAACGCAGAATCAGATGGATCTGACTACAATATTAATAGAGTAGCTGATCTTAAAGAAGATGCAACTGAAGACAAGTCTGAATTAGGTCAAGCATTAGATACTATCCAAACTCTAAGATCAGAGTTAAACGAGGTAAACATTCTAAATGCTAAATTACTTTACGTTAACAAAATCTTTAAGGCTAACAACCTTTCAGAATCTCAAAAAGTAAACATTATCGCTGCATTCGATAAAGCTGAAACTGTAAAAGAAGTTAAGCTAGTATTCGAAACTGTTGCTGATAACGTAGGTACTAAAAAAGAGACAACAATTAAAGAACATAAAGGCAGTGCTTCTAAAGCTACAGGTACAACAGCTAAAAAACCTGAAGTAATTTCTGAAGTATCTAATGCAGTTCTTAGAATGCAAAAATTAGCTGGAATTATAAAATAATAAAAATCTATTAAAATTTAATTATGGAAATTAATAACCTATTAGAGAGTAGCAACAATTCTTACAAGAATATGCAAGCTGACTCTGCTAAATTAGCTGACAAGTGGGCAGCATCAGGTTTGTTAGAAGGTTTAGAAGAAAGACAGTCAGGTCACATGGCTATGATTCTTGAAAACCAAGCTAAACAAATCGTTGCTGAAGCAAACACAACTGGGACAGGTGGTACTTTTACTGCAGGTCAAGGTGAGCAATGGGCAGGAGTAGCATTACCATTAGTAAGAAAAGTATTTGCTCAAATTTCTGCACAAGATTTCGTATCTGTGCAACCAATGAACCTACCTTCAGGTCTTGTATTTTACCTAGACTTCAAATATGGAGATTCTAGAAATGGAAGAACTGACGGAGAAAACATGTACGGTAATGTAACTGAAGCATCTTCAAAGATGACTAAAGATGCAGATCCAACAGGTGGTCTTTACGGTGCTGGACAATTCGGATATACAATCAACTCTGCTTCAAAAGCATTTTCAAGTGCTGCAACTTCTTCTGTTGCTTTAGCTGATGTTGGATACGATCCAGTAAAACAAGTAGCATTTAAAAAAGTATCTTTAGCATTTAACGCTAATGATAAAATTGATACTAAAGGTGTAAGAGCATTTAGATTATTATCTGCATCTGTAGATATTACTTCTGACGCACAATATACTTCTGTATCAGGTAACACAGTATCTTTCTTAGTAAACACTGGATCTAAAGATCTTGGTGATACTGATGATTATACAGTACTTTACCACCAACAGCCTGCTGACAACGACAGAGGAGACTTTGAAGCTGGATCAAACAGAGCTGTAGATACTTCTATTTCTATACCAGAAATTGATGTTACACTTGCATCTGAGGCAATTGTTGCTAAGACTAGAAAGTTAAAAGCACAATGGACTCCAGAATTTGCACAAGATTTAAACGCATATCACTCTGTAGACGCAGAAGCTGAATTGACTTCACTTTTAAGTGAGTACATTTCAATGGAAATCGATCTAGAGATTTTAGATATGTTAATCGTTGATGCAAACACAACAGACAGATGGTCTGCTGAGAACAATAAAGTATTCCAAGGTTCTGCTTGGACAACTTCAACTTCTGATTTTTACAATACTCAAGGACAATGGTTCCAAACTCTTGGTACTAAAGTTCAAAAAGTAAGTAACAAAATTCACCAGAAAACGTTAAGAGGTGGTGCTAATTTCTTAGTAGTATCTCCAACAGTAGCAACAATCTTAGAATCTATTCCAGGATATGCAGCTGCAACAAACGGTGATCAAGATCAGTTCGCAATGGGCGTACAAAAAGTTGGTGCATTAAACAACAGATTCCAAGTATACAAGAACCCTTATATGACTGAGAACATCGTTCTTATGGGATATAGAGGATCTCAATTCTTAGAAGCTGGTGCAGTTTATGCTCCTTACGTACCATTAATGATGACTCCTTTAGTATACGATCCAGAAACCTTCACTCCAAGAAAAGGTTTAATGACTCGTTACGCTAAGAAGATGATCAGACCAGAATTCTACGGAAAAATAGATGTAATCGATTTAGATACTATCTAATATTTCTTTTTAGAATTATATTTAAGAGAGAGGCCTTCGGGCCTCTTTTTTTTACACCTATTTATAATTAAACTAGTATAGATGGCTGATATCACAATTTGGGGAGGTAGTTCTACATTTACTACCGGATCTACACCATTTGGATTCTATGATACTGATTCAGATTTTCAAGCTGATGCAGATAAGGTTGCTAATTTTTGTGCAACTAGATTAGGTTTTCCATTAATGGATGTTGAGTTAAATAGTGGTTCTTTTTACACTTGCTTTGAGGAAGCAGTGACAACGTACGGTAATGAAGTCTTTCAATATAAGATAAAAGAAAATTACCTTAACTTAGAAGGAGCAACTACCGGAAGCACAGTAAATAACCAACTTATAGACCCTACACTTAACAGAATAATACAAATCTCTAAACACTACGGTACAGAAGCCGGTGTTGGAGGTAATGTAACTAAATATACAGGTTCAATAGCAATGGTTGCTGATCAACAAGTGTACGATTTAGATGATTGGGCAGTAT